CACCGCCTTCAGCCCTTGCAGCGCTCCCGACGCAGACTTATCGATCTCCTGAGACGCCCGATCAACCGCGCCCATGTTCGTTGCGATCGTCTCAAAGTGTTCCCCATACGTCTCGAGACCGGGACCGCTCACCGCCAACACACCCTTCAGAGCGCGGACGTTGGGGAACAGATCCGTGAACGCTTCGACTGAGATCCCGATCTTCTCAGCGAGGAAGCCAGCTGCGTTACCGCCCTCCTCCTCCATCGCCGTCGCCATCTCCACCATCCGCCGATCGATCTTCGTGCCGATGACGTTGCTCAACTCGGTCATCACACCGATCAGCCCCTTCTCCGCCAGAGCCTGAGCAGAGAACGCCGCCGTTGCCGCCTCGCTCGATCCGAACAGCTTCTCCAGAGCTTCCTGACTCTGAGGAGTCGCCGCTGCGATCGAGAGGAGCGTCTGCCGTGCCGCCGTGATCGCCTCATCGAGTCCAATACCACGAACCGTTGCCGTCGAGAGGAACGCCAACAGATCTTCGAGCTTGACCCCGAACGCTGCAGCCGTGCTGGCCACGTCACCGAACTTCGCGCCCAACTCCTCAAACGTGAACACACCAACGTTGACCGCATTGAAGAACATGTCCATCACGCGTTCAGACTTCATGGCGAGATCCATCGCTGTCTCGCCCTCCTGCCGATACGCCTGAAGCGTTGTGGTCAACAGCCCCGTCGCAGTATCGACGTCTGTCAATCCGGCGTAAGCACCCCTCGCAGCATTCTCCAACACCACCGTTGCCGATGCCGCATCGAAGCCCGTCGAGACCACGTCGTATAGCCCCGTCGCCAGCTGAGTCGGCAGAGTCTTTGTCCTCGTAGAGATCTCACGGATCGTCCGATCCATATCCTGAAAGCGCTCCTGAAACTCCTTCGCTGCCGAGCCGGCATCCTCAAACAGAGTGAACACCTGACGCAGAGATCTCTCGTAGTCGAGCGCCGCCTTGACAGCCATCCCTCCCATCACCGATGCCGTCAACTGCAGAGCCAACATCGCCAACCGCGCCCTCCGCCACACCTTCTGCAGCCCACGGTCAACCACGTTCATCCCCTGAGAGAGCATCCTTGACGCCCTCTGCCCCATCCGGCCCGTCCGCTCCCACGATCTCCCGAAGCGCTGCACAGAGCGCTCCAGCCGCCCCAAGCGCTGCGACATCCGATCCTGGATCGAAGCCCTTACTTCTACTGGTCGAGCCATCTCACCTCATAAACAAAGCCCGAGATCCCAAACAACGCTCTCTCGTGAACGTCCTTCGGTATCTCGGGCTGTCGCCCACGGCTACCCGGTGCCGTCGCTCCGTTTCCTGACCGGAGCCACCTTCCGATTCCTTGTCTTACCGCCGATCAACTCGGGGGACTTCCTGATCATCGCCATCACGAACGCCCTCTCGCCTCTCGGCAAACTCAGAATCTCGCCTGGCGTCTTGTGAAGGATGAGGCACGTGATTGCCAAAGCCTCCGCCGCCGGCCAAGCGTCAATCAGTTTCCCGCGATCGTCTCCAAGTCGTCGTCGTACCCGCTGAGGATCAACACCTTCTCTGCGATCTGATCCACCTCACCGGGGAGGAACATCTTCCCCACCAGTGACTCAGCATCCATGACCCCGTACTTCTCCGCCAGCTGCTTGAAGTCGTTCGACCCCTGACTGAGATCTGGCGACACCAGACCCTCAGCCACCAACAGCTTTGAGAGCTTCCGGTTGTCCAACTCCCTCTGCTTGTTGCCGCCCCGACGCCGAGTCCAAGTCGTGGCCCGATCGACCACCTTCTCGTAGTCCTTGTCGTTGGCGAAGCCCCTGATCGTGAAGTCGACGCCGAGCCGCTTGGAATGCCACACATCCTGCAGCCCGTCACCGATGTCGGCATCGAGGAGCGCCCTCAAGGGATCGTCTGCCTCAGACGCCCCGACCATCGCACGCACCTTGTCGATGTCAGTCGCTTCCTCGTCGATCTCCACGATCGATTCCTCGTCGACTCCCAACTCGATCACTTCTTCCTTCGTTGTCTCAGCCATCACGCACCTTCCTTCCTAGCTGAATCAGACGGCCTGAGGAGAACGCGGCCGCAGCATGTCACCGCGGATCTGCGTCGGCAGAGCGATGTCCTCAAAGGTGAAGGGAACCTCCTCCTCCACCAACTCGTTCACCTGCCATCCGCCCGTGTACTCCCACACCTTCACCGACTTCAGGAGCACCCTCTCGACGCCGAGCGCCTCAGGGTCATCCATCTTGACGAGAAGCTGTCCGACGAACTGCCGAGCGTTGTCGTTCTGCATCAGCACAGCGACCCGAGCGAGGAACTCCGACGTGACCTTGAAGCCACGGATCGTCCCTTCACCCGACGTCCCCATCGCCTTGTACCCCATCCGGCGAGTGCCAGACCTGAGCACATCGCGCCGATCCACCGTGATCGTGAATCTGCACTCCTGCACGTTGGCGAGCCAGTCGCCATCCTGATCCCAGATCTCACCGAAAGATCCGTTGATCGTGTATTCCGGCACCAATGCCATTGCGATCCTCCTTAGGCGCTCACGTACACGGTGACGAAGATCTTCTCGATCGAGTCGAGAGGCTGCACCGCCACCCGCAGGAATACGTTGTCCGCCTCCTGCTCAAACTCCGGGTCCAACTCCACGAAGCCGCCCGGCTTCAGCGCTCTCGCAGAGATCAACTGGTCGAGGAACGCCTGCGCTGCTCCCAGCACCGTCGCCCTTCCATCGTCGTCGTTGTTGACCTGACCGATCAGCCCCTTCAGCCCCTGCTCGAGACCGTCCTGAACTGCATCGAGTGTCATCACCGTCCGGATCCGAGTGAAGGCGAGAGGCTTGTCCTCCGTGATCGTTGAGAGGGTATTGATGCCCTTCTCCACCGCCACCGACGTCCCGTCAAACACCAACGGGAGAATGCCGGCCCCGAGCGCCTGAGACACCTGACTGTTGGTGAGCCTCAACTCCACGTCGGCACCGTCCGGGATCGGAGAGAACGTCACAGACTTCGTGATGCCTGCCGCTGCGATCAGCCCTGCGACTCTCGCCGCGGCCTCCTGCCCCGTGTAGATCACACCCTCCGTGTCCGTGAATCCGGGGAACACATAGACGATGCCCTCGTTGTCGAACGACGTCGCCCGAGTGATCGATCCGTTGAGGGTATCCCCTGCCGCCGATCCGATGACCGTGATGAACCGGCTCCCCTGCAACCTCGCATCCTCTGCGAACGCTGCGAGCGAGTCCTGAATGGCGTCATCGTCCTCGTCGTCCTGAACCAGAACATCGATGTCCTCACCGAGCACCTGAGCCTGCGCCGTGGTGTAGTCGCCTGCCACCACCGTTGCTCCGGAGTCGCCGCCGGCCAGAGGAGTCGAAGCCACTGCAGCCACCACACGGTTCGCCGTCCCAGTCACCACCGCATCGATGAACCTTGACACCCCGTGAATCAACTCAGCGAAGCTGTCGTTGTGACCGTCCGGAGAAGTGAACGTCTCGAGAAGCGTTGCGCCCTCAAAGACCTTCAGATCCACTCCCGCCACCGGATTCGCTGCCACCGATACGGAGAAGGTATTCCCTCTCGCCCCGGGGTACAGCGCCGAGACCGTCAGCGCCGGATCCGGCACCGCATCATCGAGCACCAACTCGGCAGTCGCCACCGATGAGCCTGCGATGCGGAGCACTCTCAGAGCGCCGGCCCCTCCGCGGACAGCCTGCTTGCCGAGCTTCGGGATCGACAAACCGACGCCGAAGTTGGACACCAACTCGGCCTCAGACGTCACCTCTACCCACTCATCGACCGGCCCCCAATCGGCCCGACCGATCAACCCGACCGTGCCGGCTTCGCCCTCACCGATGAGAGCGATCGCCTGAGCGATCAGATTGAAATACGCTCCCGGACGCGTCTCCGGATTGTTGATGTCGCCGGTTGTCCAAACTCCACCTGGCATCAGCCCTCACCTCCGTAATTCAGGAACTTCTCGATCCCTGACTCGACCTGCTTCTTCGTCGCCGGATCCGAGAGGAATCCTGCCGACGCCGCACCGACGAGCACCGACCGGGGCTGCCCGAACGCAGCCTCCGACTGAGCGCCCCACTCCGAGAGAGGGAGAGCCTTGCCCTCCGTCACCTCGCGAATCTTCGCCGTGATCTCCTTGACCCCGTCATCCTCGTCCAACTCGATACCGAGATCCTGGGCCTGCGCCTGTAGATCTGCCTTCGTGACCATCAGCCAACCTCCGTCGCAATCGCGATGTCATTGATCGGGTACTTCGCGTCGAACAACCTCTGGCTGAGCACAGACATCCGCGCCCTGACAAAGCCATTCCAAACGCCGTCCTTAGAAGGATGCTCCAGCAACTCAGTCTCAGCGCCAAGCACGCGCATGAATCGATAGAAGAAGGAGACTGAGGAGGAAGGAGGAGGAGCGCCAGCTGCGAGAGAGGTAACTCTGAGAACGGTCGCCATAGCGTTAGCGGGAAGATCCGTGATCTCTGCCACCAACTGCTCTGTTCCTGGCGCACCAGCAAACACTCTGAATACCTCCGCCACCCTGCTCTGCCGAGGCCAGGGCGGAATCAACACATCAATTGCGTCGTTAGCTGCGACCGTCACACTTACGGGATCGCTCCCGAGCGATTCCTCGCCCTGGTGATTCACCGCCGTGACGATCACCGAGACGTTGCCCGCAGACAACGCCCCTACAGCCGGCACCACCTCCACAGTCGGAGATGGATACCTCCATGACCAAAGATACAGAGGCACGTTGCGACTGGTCAACAGCCGCTCCCGAATTTCTGCTGTCTCCCGTCGCGTCGTCATCACGTCCTCGCCCAGCACTTCGATCTGCCAAGTCGTCTCGATCTCCAACCCTCCGTGACGTCCCCTCTCAGTATCGAAGCGAGGAGTCGCCTGCGTGAGCACGAACGCTGGCCGATCGAACTCCGTCTCCGGCCGACCAAGATGGATGTCCCGTCCCGGATACGCAGCGTTGAGCCACTTCCTCAGAGAGCGCAACTCGTGCTCAGAGAGATCCAATACCTGAGTCATCAGAACCCCGCCTCCGCCAGCACCCTATCGATATGACGATCCACCACAACCGAAGCCATCCTCTGAGCCACCACCGACGCCTCCTCCATGTAGTGATAGCCGGCAAAGCTGAAGGGATGGATGTAACGGAACCCCACTCCCTTGATGAAAGCAACGTGAGGAGTGTTCATCGTGAACCCAAACTCCATGTATGGCGCGTACTCCACATTCGTCCCCACCACCACGACATAGGAACCAGGGGAGAACTGCTCCTCGTAGATCCCGCCATCGCCATGACCGATCGATGCCCTCAGCCGTCCAGTGTCAACGCCGCCCTTCCTCGTCAGGATCATCTTCGCTTGCGCCTCGATGAACAGTCCGATCTCCCGCACCGACGCCTGAAACACACTCGGCATCTTGTCCTTGATCAGAGCGAGATCCTTCTCGAGCGCCTTGATCTGGCCGAGATCGAACGTCACGTTGAACGTCATCTCGTCTCCACCACCTGCTGCAGCGCCACCTCTCGGTGAGACGTACCTCCAGGGATCGGCACCGTCTCGTCCTTCTCCACCGTCCATCGCCCTTGCGAGATCCCACCGACCACGATCTCGCCCTCGTCCCTGTGCAGGAGATCCGCACCCACCGCACAGAAGAACACCGCCCTCCGCTCCGTCGTCGGGATCGATGTCCCTCGATCGGCCCGAGCTGCCCTCATCCCGGACAATGGCTCATCGAACCATCCATCCACCAGCACCGTCGCCTCTGAGAAGATCGGTGTCCCGTAGTCATCGCCCGTCTTTGTCCTCCGAGCGATCTTGAACACAGCGTTGTTCAGCCCTGCGTTATACACCGCTCATCTCCCCACCCGTCCCGACGTACAGCTTCTCACTCCACCACGGGTAGGGATTAGAAGGAGAGAGCATCGTCCGCTCCGATGACGTGAAGATCCTCGTCTTGCCATCCGTCCCCTGCAGCGTGTACGGAGACTCCAGAAACACCCACGTCGTAGAGACGTCAACCATCGAAGAAGCGCCGGCCCCGTAGGGACAGATCAGCGCCAACAGATCCCCCGGGATCGCGAACGCGCCCGCCACCAAGTTGACTGCCTCCTCCACCCTCCGCCGATAGGAGTAAGAACCCATCGTTTCCGACTCCATCCCGGAGAGCAGCCCCAACCCCTGAGCAGAGAGCGCCGGCAACATCCGATCCATGACCGAGTGAATCACCAGCTGAGCGATGTCCCCGAACGCCACACCGTTGATGACGAGCGACTCGTCGTATGGCCCGCACTCCCCGTTGATGAGGAAGTAGGCGCGGTCGATGAGCATCTGAAGCTGAGGAGACGTCCATCCTGAGACGTTGTGCTGAGTCATCTGCCGATAGAGATCCGGCACCGTCCAATGGAACGGGAGATCAGATCCCTTGACCGGCTCACTCCACTCCGTGAACACATTCGTCCCCTCCAGCTGCCACCTCAGTCGGAACCAATAGTCGATCGACGTCGCCTGAACCACGTACGTCGTGACCCAATTCGGATACTCCCCAATCACGTCGGTATCGAGGATCTGCGCCCATGACCCAATGCCGTCCGGAGACTCCTCCACCTGAAGCCCGATCGCATTCGGCCCGGGGAAGGGAGCAAAGTAGAGCGTTACGTCAGCCATCGATCCCGTCCTTCACCGTGAGAGTCGGTCGCCACGATACCCCCTCCTCCGCGTGGGAGCCACCAATCGCGTCAACTTCTCCAACCTCCATCAGCACCACCTCCAACACTGGTTCATTCTCCAACACCTCGACCACCAGCGGAGTGTTGAGCACCACGTCGTAGAGCACACCCGCCGGCTCAACAATCGTCAGCCCCGTGATCGCAACGATCTCGTGCGCCGTCTCCGTCTCGAGCGCCGTGCCGACAGCCATGATCGTCGGCTTCGATACGACCTGAGCAGTCTCCGTCTCTGTCGCTGTCCCCACTGCGAGAAAGATCGGTTTGATGGCTTCGATGTCGCCGGCAGTCTCCGTCTCTGTCGCCGGCCCGACCGGGTATAGCTTCACCCTCGTGATCGAATGCGCCGATTCCATCTCCGAAGCT